CCAAGGCTCCAAGTCACTCCACATGAGCAGTTATACCATTTGGAGCGTTCTTTGCTCTCAGCGTCCTGCATATAGTATACATGGGTGGTTATAGAGCTACATATAGGGCATGAGGCCACCGCCACGGTATCTGGTATCTCAGTTTTGGCGGTTTTTAAGAAAGACACTATAGACCTCCATCACTTTAGCAAATACGGTGTCTACTGGAATCCCCTTACCCATGCAAAGTGCTGCGCCCGTGCTTTGGTCCAGAGGACACTGGAGCTTCATGTTATAGACCAAGAAGAAGCAGGGAGAGCATTCGGCTTTCTTAGCATCAGCCTCAACACTGTAGTCGTTAATAAAGTGTTTGGTTATGTTCTCTTTGGTGGTGTGACCTAGAATACCAATCTTTGGGGTCTGGTAGCAGCCTGAGGCGTGGAGGAGGCCAGTGTCGGGGGAAACAACACAGTCTACCAGACCCGTTAAAGCCATTGAAGTGCGCATGGGAATCTTACCCGAAAGGTTAGTGATACGGCCGTCTATTACAGGCTCTATCATTTGACACCGCTCATCCCCAACCGTAATGATATGAGCTTCAGGTATCTCGTTACAGATACGCTCCGCTAGCTCTGTTGAGTAGGGCCATGCCTTATTAGACCCCGAACCCGACATTCCCATTAGGATATTGAACTTAGTAATATTAATGTGGGAGTGCGCTTGAATTAACTCGTCTTTAGAGAAGAATAGTGATGGTCGCAAAAACATACTATTATCGGTTCCATCGACACACCACTTCTCGTCAGCGTGTTCAAAGCTATATTCGTAGAAGTTGCGGTTGAAGCGGGCGAACTTCTCTTTTTTAGGGAGTTTATAGTCGGGACTTCTGGGATGTAGGGATAGAGCTACTTCAATAGACTCCGAGAAATCTATCACCCTATCGCATTTATGCTTCTTCTGCATGAAAGAGATATGCTTTGATAGTTGGTCTACTGGTACGGCATCTGTCTTTTGCTCTATCAGAGTGTGGATGTGCGGGTTGTTCTTTAGGACCTGCATACCGCGCTCGTTGGCTATATAGACTATTTCGTGACCCTGTGAGTGTAGGTAACGCAGGATTGGAGTGGTAATGATTACGTCACCAAAAGCTCCGAGTCTGAATATTAGTATCCGCAATTTCTCACCGTTGGCTTCTTTTGCTTACGACCCTCTTGGCACATTACACATGGGCAATCTATAACCACTGGTTTCTTCTTCTTACTTTTTGTAGACCGTGAAGTCGAGTTTGCCATGCGTCTTGCTCTCCATATCTAAAGGCATCTCCTTGAGTAGCTTCGCCATATCCAAACAGGCGAGTAGTTCAATGAATAGTTTTTGGTCATCGCCCGCGTTAATGTTCATAGATGAGGTGGTAACGCTCAGGTGGTGCATGACCTTCGACTTGGGGTGGAGAATAACCTTCCAGCCACGGAACTTAGCCTGAAGGCAATACCACGCATCCGAACAATGATTTCTGAACCTCTTGTCTAATAGTCCTATTTCTCTGACCATAGACATTCTCAAAAGTCCGCTACAGATGGGTGCCCAGTTAATCTCCATTGGAGTCTCTGGAAGTTCGTTGTCCGCAAAGTACTGATGTCCTCGGATTAGGTCGGCACCACAGAGTTCAATCTTCCCGTTAGAAGGATATTGTCTTACAGAACAGGCAATACCCACTTTTGGGTCTTCCATAACATCAACGAGGTGTTTGAGGAAGTCGGGAGTGCCTTCGGTGTCGTTGTTTAGGCAGTGAACGAAGTCATAGTTTCTGGTCTGCGCCCATAGTGTTCCTGCGTTCTGTGCGGCGGTATAACCAGAGTTTGTTTCTAGTCTATGGACGAATACTCTATTGTGTTCGTGTTTAAATGGTGCGGGCGAACCGTCATCTACTATTAGAATATCGCAGGGAACGCCCGCGTGTTCTAATACAGTTTCTATACACTTATTGGTGTATTCTGCCTTTCCGTACATGGGTATGCATACGAGTATCTTCATGGTTTCCTTATGGTGATGTGATAGCACTCAGGCGTTTTGGAGTCTAAGTCCATATCCCTCACCGCGGAGATAACCTCAAACCCAACTCTCCCACATTCATCAGCGAAACTAGCCATATCCCAGAGGATGTAATTAACCCGTGGGTTAAAGCCCGTGTAGTCGTGGGGGCTGTTCCAATTAACAAAGAACGGGTCACGCATGGTGATTAGAATGGTCTGACCCTTGCTAGATGTGTGGTATAGAACTTCTAATCGCCCAACGGGGTCATTACAGCTATTAAAACCACCATCTTGAGAGGTTATGTTCTCCCACTTAGTAAAGAAGATGTTGCGGCAGTTGCAGAATGAATACCCCATATCTGGGTACTTCTCGGCTTTGCCATCCTTAACGTATAAGCCCTTAATCATCATGCGTTGCTTCTCGCCACAGATGGGGCAGGTCTGCATAAAGAACGAGTCTACGGGTGGAAGTGACTTAGCAACTGCCATAAGACTCTCTCCTCTCTGCTAGTACTGGGTTTTCGGTATGACCTATGCTAAGTGGCATTCCGCCGTATAAAGCAATATCAACCTTATCCATTATCTTAGATTCATCAAACCAAACACACGCTGGCATCTGGTTCTGAGTCGGACACCCCCAATATTCTCTTGGATTCTTATGACATGGTGAGCATGGGCTTGGGGATTGTAGCCAATAGGCGTTCTTGGCACCCTTGATATGATTCTCCCAAGATGCGGCGGTTAATAGTTGAAGGCACGGCGCATCCCATGAATGTGCGACTAATGGTAGTCCAGTTTCAACGGAAATAGTAAGGTCTAGGTACTTGGTCATTAGGGCAACTGTACGGAAGTTTCTTTTAGTCACCCAGTTGATTACTCGCTCATGCTCGAATACATCATCCTTGCAATACTCATCCCCAGTAAGGATTAAAACGGCGTTGGGGTACTTAGCTAGTATCTTGTCGCAGATAGAACGGGCTTGTACGAACTTCTTGTGGAGCGAAGTGCCAGATAGGTTAATAAGAATAAGCTTATCGGCGTTTCTCTTTGCCTTGGTGTCAGCCACCCATTGCATGGCACTAGCATGGTCATCGTTGCAGTAGTAAAGCTGACCGCGCGTACCCAGGTATTTATCTGGTAGATTACACGCCTTAGTCATCACATCGTAGTATGTGTCTTTTCCAAAGTGACTACGCCTGTATTCGCTATCGCGGTAGTATTTGGAATCGTTCTCGTTACAGCAGACGGCTAATTCTATGGTGTAGATTAGATTGAAGAACAGGTCGTAGTTCTCTTCGCAATAGTCCCAGTTCTTGCGGAGTCTATTATCTGTGAGTTTCGCCGCATCGTTATAGATTAGGTTATCTATAAACGGGTTGTTCTGTAGTATCTGATATCCCTGGTAGTTAGTCTCGAAGGTAATATGGTCTACCCCATAATGCTCTTTAATCAACCGAGGCAAATGACTGGCATGCAAAATATCCCCAAACCCGCCGTACCTAGAGATAAAACAAGTCTTCATTCAACTCTCACTATCGGCATGGGGATAATGTACCTACAGTCGATATGGGCTGTTTTGGATTTGAGTTCCTGAACAAAATTCCATGCCAGTAATATGATGTAATCGGGCTTTTCTTTTTCAAAGTGAGAGAAGTCTACGATTGGGATGTCCGTTCCAGCTGTGTATTTGGTCTGTTTATCTGGGGTTTCGTCAACGATGGAGTGTATCATATCGTTAGTAATACCGCAATAGTTAAGTAATACAGTGGACTTGGCGGTAGCACCGAACCCCATTACCTTCGCATTGGTGGACCGACATATATCAAACATATTGCGTAGGTCGTTTCGCAGGTCCTTACAATCTTGTGCGAAATCCATGTATTCGTTTATTCTGCCCAACCCCATAAGACTCTCGGTGCGTATTAAGTAGTCTACAGAGCTATCGACCTGATACTTATGTTTAGAGGCATATATGCGAATACTACCACCATGGATGCTACTCTGCTCGGCCTTAAATATCGTCATTCCATGGGCATTAAATAGTCTGTTAAGCGACCTAAGAGTAAAGTAGCTCAAATGCTCATGGTAGATAGTATCAAAAGTACGTTGTACCAACATCTGCATGAGATATGGAACCTCAACCACAAACACACCCTTCGGAAGCAAGACTAGCTTAACCCCACGGATAAAGTCGTGCAAGTCATCCACATGGGCAAACACATTGGTTGCTGTAACAAAGTCAAATGCCACAGCGTATTGATTTGCCACCTTCTCAGACCAAAACTGTCTGATTACTGGAATAAGCTCTTCTTGCGGGATTTCAATATTAGATGCTGGTTCAACGCCCGCGACTACAAAGCCATGTTTTCTAAATTCTTTTAAGAGGGTCCCGTCATTACAGGCGATGTCTAGTACACTTGGCTTTTCATGGAACTTCTCCCACTTATCCCACATGGTCTTGAGCTTAAACCCAAGGTCATAGCAGTGCTGTCTAAAGGTAGAAGATATACCAGAGTGGTAGGGATAGTCTTTGTATAGGATTTCGGGGTCTACAACGATAGAGAGTTGTGAAAGAGAACATTCCTCGCACAGGACAACCTGTAGAGGATATTTAGATTGGAACTTACCTATTGGAGTTTGATTGATTGCGTTGGCTAGCGGGATTAGCCCTAGGTCGAGGTATTTGGTCAGTCTATCTGATTGGCAAACACGACATCTTGTAACAGTACTATATTCCATCCCGCCTCTTTTAGGTTAAGGTGATGGGGGCAGGGCCTAAGCCCCACCCCCACCATTTCGTATCTTTAGTTGTCCGAAACGTCGAACGCCTCGCGATAGGAAACGACCGCCGTAACAGTCAGGGCCGCAGCCGTACTCAAGATAGAGTACAGATTCAGCGCACCGCCAGTAGGAATCGTAACCTCAGTCGCAATGCTGCCATCAACAACCGCACCAGCCGCGTGGGTTCCCACGAAGATGATGGTTCCGAGGGCAGAGGTCCCGTTGCTGGAAGTCGCAGCGAGAACCCATTGAGACGAACCGCCAGTTCCGAGCGTACTGTTGGACATCGACCAATCCACGATAGTGATAGGATTCATAGGTTTGAATCCGTCAACAATCGCGGTGGCGCGAGTACCAGCAGTAACAACACCGAACGTAACCGTCTTGATTGAACCATACGAAGGGTCGGAATAAGAACGACCGCCTTTAGAGCCTGTAGCCATTGTATTATCCTCCCTTCTTAGAGTGAATCAACGGTGATGATGCGAGTCTGCCCGTCCGCACTGAAATCCCAGGTCTGCTGGAATCCGAGGAGAGCATACCAAGCGATAGCCTGGTCACGACCGAAGTCCGTGGGAATACCAATCCGAATCTCTTCGGGGATGGCAACGCCTTCACGAACCGCGTCCGCGCCAAAGAACACCGCTTCGCCGTACAGACCATTGCTTCCATCGGTATTAACGAGGAAGTTAGTCTCTTCCATGAAACGACAGCCGTAGTACCGACCGACTTCACCCGCGTACAGGGGTCCCATCGTGGTAAGTTGGGCTTTAGCTTCGAAGAAGTCATAAAGTCCACGGATGCTATTGGTGGAAGCGACACAAGCGTAATCTCCGTCAGAACGGCGGGGAATAAGCAGCGTCTTCATGCGGTCAACGATGTCACGCACGTTCTTGTCGGACATATTCGCACCAGCAGTCGCCAACGCAAGACCAGCAGACCCGAAAGTCGTAGTGGCAGTATTGGTGATAGTGGCG